GGCTATTGAATCAGCTACTACTGCAACGCCAATACAGCCAACTCCATTAGAAGGGAAACCAAGTGTCACTGAAACCACTGAAGCCGTCAAAGCAGAAGAAAAAAGACAAGAAAAAGAATCCGCACCCGCAAAGCGAGTAATTAAGCTAGAAGAAGAAAAAGCTGCGCCAGCAGAAACGTATACGCCAGAACAGACTGCGTATCTGAGTATGGAGACTGACACCCGCGCTGCCCCCGCCACATCGATTAAAGAAGGCATGGGTTATGCGGCTGCGGAAACGGCGTTTGATTTTTACGACTCCGCGTACAGCAACATAGAACGGGCATTGAAAGGCCGCGTCAAACAAGAAAACGATGCGAGAGACGTTGCCTATAACGAAGCTAAGGCACGGGGCGAAAAAGTATCCAAGCCGAAAAAAGCTACTACGTTTGACATCTTGCAAAAGATGCCTGAAGCCGAACTCGTAAAGTTGTTCAATGAAAACGTAAGCGATAGCAAACTTAACGATTCACGCCGCGAGCAAATGGAAGCGCGCGATAAGTTTATCAAGAGCCTGACTAAAGAGCAGCAAGGAGCGGTGCGCAAACGCGCGGTTGAAATGTTTCACCGTGAAGTAAAGGCGGTTAAGAACATCGGTAGAACTACTACCCAAGCAGACTTGCGCAAGAACCGTGAACAAGCTGCAAGAGAAGCTGTAGAAAAACAACTTGATGAGATAGCAAAACCATCGCGTAAAGTAACGCCTACTAAAGAAAAGACTGGGCCTACTCAGGTTGAGACACTTGAGCAAAAAAGAGATTACATCATACGCAAAGCGTTAGAAAGCGGCGAAGTAGGAAATATTTTCTCTGCAATAGCCAACGAGCGCGTTAATGATTCAATCACGGCTTTCTTTGCTAGGAAGTTGTACGATGTACTTAAAACTTTTGATGTCCAGCCAACAGTTGTTTTGGGGAAAGTAGAAGACGGGCGGGCCGGTAAGTATGATCCATCAACTGAGACAATCACAATTGATCTTGATAACCTAGGGAAAGACCGCCTAGATGTTGTCGTGCTGCACGAGTTTACGCACTTCATGGCAGACCATGCAATTGACAACCGTAAGAGCTTGACAAAAGAACAGCAGAACGCAATCAACAGGTTGGACAACCTTTACCGCTATGTTAATTCAAAGTTAGGTAAAAAATTCGACATAGGTTCGTTAAAAGAATTTGTGGCTGAAGCATTTTCTAACCCAGAGTTTCAAACAGCTATGGGCAATCTTAAGTCCATGCAAGAGAACGGTAAGCCCCAGAATGTGTTTTCGCTGTTCGCCAAACGCATCATGGAGATGCTTGGCTTCCGTAATCGTCTGCTAAACAAAGAAGAATTAGAAGAAGTCGGCGGCACATACGGTGCCGTGCTCGGCGACGTGCTTACCCAGATTGAGCAGGTAATTAAAGCTGACCGTACTGCTCCAGCGATTGGTGTGTCTTACATGGCTAAGAAACCAGCCAAGCCGCCTATTCAAGCACCCGCCGGAGGTTCGACTGATTTCAAAGACATCCTCAACGCGATGCCTCAGTACAACACGAACCCCGCCAGAGAACTATCGCGCATGGGTAAGGCGAAGGCTGGTGAGTCAATAGTGCGCGCCTTCCAGAACGACCGTGCGGCTATCAAGAATTGGGAAAACAAACTGCGCTTTGCTGGCAGGTTGGTTACGTACGCCGCTGGCTTTAATAATATTTACACGCAACTTACGTTGTCGTCTGGTAACGCTCACTATCTATACGCGCAGTATGTGCAGAACCATAGTGAGACTATTCGTACCGAAGTTGCTAAGTATGCTGAAAAACGTGGCCTCAGTATTAATGACGCGGTAAACGAACTAGGTGCGTTTGCAATTGCGTTGCACGAACCAGAACGCCGCCGCACGTTGTACATACGTGATGTGCCGCTTGAGCAGAACTTGGCTACGCTGAAAGACGCGAAAGGCAACCCTATTACGCCTTTTGAAGCGCGCAGAACTATCCTGAAGTACTTGGATAAACATTACTTGGATGAGTCGGGCGCTAAGTACCTGCGTGATCAGCTTGATAAGATCGTTGATGACAAGAATAATTTAAGCAAAGAAAAGTCAGACGAATTAAATCTGGATATAAACTCGACTACATATAACGTTGCGGGTTACGAACAAGACCAGATTAATTCGATAATGAAGGAGTACAACAAGAACAAGACCGATGCAGACGTAATTCTTAAAGAGATAAAAGAACTGAACAAGGCCGTCATCAAACTAAACGAGAAGGCTAACTACTTGTCTAAGTACGCCAAGAACTATTTCATGTTTTATGGTTACGAAAACTATGTACCGTTCAAGGGTAAAAACTTATTTAACGAAGACAAGGCTGACATATTTAACGTTGACAGCCGTAAGCTGGGCGGCGAACTGCAAGATCAAATCCATACGTTTGAGGGTCGCTTGACTGTGCCTGACAATCCAATATTGCAGGTGATGGCTGACGGCGCTCAGGCAGCGATGCGGGCTGGTCGTAAGGATGTGACTCAAGCTATTTACAACGCCGTAAATGACAGGACGCTGCAAGGCAGCATCATGAAGTTCAAAGACGCGGACGGTAAAGAAAAAGACTACATCAGCTTTGAAGACCGTGCGGACGACGATGTGTTAGCGAAGCTAAAGGGCGAGACCAAGGTTTTCCATTACATGCCTGATGGCAAAGTGGCGATCATCCAGATCGATGACAAGAACCAACGCGAAGCAATACGTCGTACATACAAAGAAACTAACCCGTTGTTGGACACACTCGTTAACATGGGTAATTTAGCAACAGGCATACTAGGTCAAATGCACACTCGTTACAACGTAGCGTTCGCCCCAGTTAACTTTGTGCGTGACGTATTAACTAATGCTTTCACGATTGGTGCTGAGAAAGGTGGCCTTCTCGGGCCGTTGGAAGCCTTCCGTTATATTGGTGCAGTAGCTTCTAACGTTGCAACAGGCGGTATGAAAAAGTCGATGAACTTTGCGCGCCTATACTCACAAGGTAAGACTTCAACTCTTGAAGCGCTGGCAAACAGTGACAAGACTGGCTACTACCGTGACCTGTTGGACTATATAAAGACAGGTGGCAAGGTTTCTTACATTGCGGGCATTGCACCAAAGGGTCAGTACCAAGAGTTTTTTAAAGGTGTAGGTGGCAATATAATTCTTAACAAAAAAGAACAAGTCGATAAGTACTTTGACATGTGGATCGACACTTTTGAATTGTCAGCTAGGGTAGCTGCGTTCCAAACAACCAAATCTAATGAAATTGCACGGCTTACTAAGGAAGACCCGACTAAGAGTAAGAAAGAGATCGAGGAAGCTGCAACTGTTACCGCCTCTGCGTATGCTAAAAACCTTGCTAACTTTGAGCAAGTCGGTCAACTAGGTAAAGCGCTTGGCGCGTTCTTCATGTTCTTTAGGCCGAGTGCTACAGGTGCGGTGCGCGCGATTGATGCAATAGCCCCAGCGCTTAATATGAATGTCGAACGCGCTGTGATAAGCATACCTGAGTACGCTCGTGCTGCAAATATTCGGCAAGAGTTGTCCAAGGGAGTGAGCGCCACTAAAGAGAAAAAGCTTAAAGCAGAGCTTGCTGAGATGGATAAGGCGGTTGAAACTTTCCGTGAGAATTACTCTAAGGCAAAAACAAGCGCTCGTGTGATGTCGGCTGCGTTGGTCGGTATGGGCATAACTGCGTATCTCATGTCTTTGATGATGGCTGACGATGATGATCTAGGCCGCAATAAGACTGCTGTTGACGACATGTCCCGCTGGACGCGCTTTGCGCGATTCCCCATCCCCGGCACAGACATAATCGTGCAGATTCCTTGGGGCTTTGGTCTTGGCGGTATGGCTGCTATGGGGGCACAAATGGCTTCTATATTTAACGGTCACACACGCGCGGGCGATCTTATTTCGAACATGTTTGTCATCGGCATGGACTCGTTCTTGCCTCTACCCGTGTCACGGATAAACCCAGTTGAAAAGCCCCTACCGTTTTTGATCGACTCTATGATGCCGTCGTTTGCGCGTCCGTTGGTTGAGTACACCATGAACGTGGATGCTCTGGGGCGTAAGATTTATAACGACCGTACATCACGACTTGGCGATGCTTATACCGGCGGGGACAACATCCCAGAGCTATACAAGGACGCTGCAATCTGGTGGCTAAAGTTTAGCGGATATGATGTCAGCCCCAACTCGCTGTACTTCTTTGCAAACAATTACGCTGACGGTGCAACGCGCTTGGTGCAAAACGTTAATAACGTACGACTTTGGGCAAGCGATAAGAAAGATTTCAATCCTAAAACCGACCTTATGATTTTGGATAGTTTCTTTGGTACAAAAGCTAACTTCGATGCAAGGGAATGGTCACGGGTTGAATCTGACTTAGAAGAGCGTAGTAAATACGTGAAGATGCTTAAATCCGATCACCCATTAGAGTATTCTGAATACATGGCTAAGAACCCGTTAGACCAAATGCTAACAAAGATGTACGATCACGATGTAAATGGCAGACTTAAAGACCTACGTGAACAAGCAAATAAGTGGCGGGCTATGGAAGGGCTTGACCCACGTACTCGCACTGCGCTGGTTAAAAATATAGTCTTACAGCAAGATTTTGAAAAGCGCCGTCTAATTGACTTGTATAAAGCTTACGGGGTAGAACCCTAGGCGGTACGCCACACACGTACCCCTAGGTGCCCTTCCTTCTCACAGGTAAATATCTTTACTTTGATGCGTGACTTCTTGGCGGCGATGTCCGCCACGTAGGTCATCTGGGCAGGGCGCAGCGTAGGAATAAAAAAACTTTCCCCTATTGCCATATAGTCATACGGAAAAATCCACTCAGGTTCCTCCGTTAGCTTCTCCATGTCCATCGGCGGCAAAGAAAGCATCTGGGATTTGGGTCGCAAAGACATAGGTGTTCACATTCATGTTCTTATCAAGAATACTCAGCGCTTGCTTCCAGCCAGCGTCCAAGCGGGATTTTTTCACATCGACCAGTATTTTCTTCTCCCGCATGTTCTGCTCGAATTCGCGTGAACTAACATGCTTCTCAGTCAGATACTTCTTAAACTCAGTTGTGGAAACAGTGACCAGACCTGTAGCTAAATCAATTCTTCCTACAAGGCTAGTTCTCGGCTCCATCGTTACCTTGCCGTCGTTGATGCCCAGAATGCCTGTGTAGTATTTATTGATGAAGTCACCGATCAACGACGAGTAATCGGTCTCGCCAAGGTTCACCACCTTATCTCGGATATTAATCATCTCACCGCAGACTTTAGCGTAAATGCGCTCTAGGTCATACTCAATGATGCCAAACTCGTTGGCTACCATACCCCCTGCCATAGTTGCCCCAATAATGTTCTCATAGAAGCGATAGATCGCGTCGTTGCCAAAGTCTCGTTTAAACCGGGCAATCCACTCATCCACCATCTGCTTCAAGGCTACTTCGCCGTGGGTAAAGTAGGCAGGGATAATCTTACGCGCAGCGTGACCGTAGTTGTACTTGAACAAGTCAAAGACTTTGGGGCCAAAGCTCGGTTCGTCGATCAATAGCTGTGGCTTCATTACAAGAAACTCAATCATCCGCGCCATCTCGCCTGTTGCCATAGAGTTGTTGGACATAATCATATCCAGCAGTGGCACGTTACAGGTCATCATGGCAATCGCCGACGCTAAGAGTTCATGCTCCCGTTCAGCGTTGATTGACCCCATCATCCTGATTTTGGCTTTACCCTGCGAGATAGCGTGAACCATCTTGCTGAGTTCTTCTAGCTTACGGGTATGCGCTTCATCAACGCCGAACGCTGCGTTCTTTAGAGTCACGTACCGTTGGTTCAAGCCGTTATTCGTTGCATCAAACACAGAGATACCGACTGGGTTACACCAGACGCTCAAGTTTGCGTACAACGCGCCGGTCTTTCCGTTGCCTGATTTACCAGTGTAACTAACGACCGCGCCCGGTGTAGAAGTCAGGGGCATGAGAGGCGAACCCAGACCAATCAGCGTGCCAAACGCGTGCATCTCCATCGTTGGGCGGTTCAACTGCTGAGCGCATTCGCGCCAGACTTCAAAGCTGCCTTTCGGCTCAAAGTGTTTTGCCACACTGCGAACCATAGGTGACGCAGGCGTTGGGACAATCTTCCCGTTTGCTTTAATTAAACTGTTACCGATGACATACTCTCGGCCCAGTCGCTCGTCGCCTACTGGCTCCGTCCAGCCCATCTGCATCTGCATCAACTCGGCTTCTGCCTGAGTCTGCAAGTAGTGACCCCATTTCATTATGTATCCCATGATGTGTTGTAGCTTACCTGCGTTACCCACGATACCCATAAAACCGATTGCCTTCTTGAACTCGTCAGACGCATTCAGGCTTCGAGTGGTGATCATAAAGTCACGCGGTGCGTCTTTAGGCAACAGAAGGCGCATCATCAAAATCTCGCCGTCCATTTTGCTGTACATCCGGCGTATCGGAAACAACTCATGGGGGTAGATTAGCTGCGCGTCTTGCTCTGTCTTGTTACCCTTCTTGTCCACCTTGGGCGGCGGCTGATAGTAAATGCCGCCTGTCTCGCCCCTGAAGTAGGGGAACAACGCCTGTGGATGGTCAGGGATTACGTTCGCTGGAATATCTTCGGGATTCTCGTACTGCCGAACTGCGTCCTCTTTAGGGGCTTGCGCAATTTTGATGATTCGTCCGAGCGCGAGAGGGTTGGTAAACTTGCCCTTGTACTTGCAGGTGTCGCAGATGCCGGGGTTTTCGTTGTCGAAGACTGTGCAGGAATAGGGTTTTCCTTGGCGCAGTGTAGCTTTGCGTTCCGTTTCTGCCGCATCATAGCCGGGATAATCCTCTGATAGTCTATGGATAGACTCATCGCGGTCGATACAATGTTGTGCAATGGATAAGACGGCTGTCCAGACAGGTTCCGGAAGAGTTGTAGAATTTTCAATTGCCCATTTGATTTGTTCGCATCCATCGCCTTCCAGACTTCTAATGGCAATTTTTTCAAAGGAGGTCTCCTGATTGTCGAGCTTCATCAACGCCTTGGTATCCTCGTCCAAACCTTTTGGCAGGTTCTTTAGGATTTCCGCTGGCGTTTCTTCTACTATCCCTAAGAATTCTTTAAACTCATCGAACGAGTAGACAGGCAGTTCGTCAGTGATTACTTCGCACTTACTAGGTGGAGTAGTCTTGTAATTAAACGTCTCAGGACAGCGCATGATCCGCGCCACATCTGCTGTAACAACTGGGTCGATGTATAAGTCGTTCTCGATACATAGCGCCTTGAATTTCTCAGCGTACGGCTTCCATTCTTTAGCAGGAATGTCCCTGTCGAAGAACCAATAGGCATGTACTCCTGTGCCAGAATCGACGATGACGGGGGGCGGTAATTCTGTTCTAGCCAAGAAGACTTGTAGGGCAATATGCGCCTCGGATTGAGATACATAGCCACGTTTAACTTGTGCCTTTGATACTCCAACATCCAAGTCGATGAAGAATGAACGTAGGAATTGCGCATCCTCTGCCTTCCTTGAATAACCGTCGAAGGATGCAAGGGCGACGTAGACGTTAGCTTTTTCCAGCGCAAACTGTCTTGCAAGATTTTCGACATCATCTATGGACTCCGCAAATCTCTGTGTGGTGCGTTTGTTGTCTATCTTTGCCACACAGTAGACGCCCTGCGAAGGCAATGCTTTCTCGTAAAATTGTTTTATCATATCCGCAGAGACAAGAAAGGCAGGATTTCTCCTGCCTAGTTAATGGGTGGGGTACTCGCTACGTCTGTTATAGCCAAGATATTCGGCAACACCCCCTAGCGAGGTGCGCTATGACAACTAACAATTCGCACTTATTAATTGTCTGCCTTATTCCACAGCATCCGCTTTTCCCCGTTAAATCGGTCTACCAATCATGTCTTCAATATAGGCTTTGGCTCCCTTCACAGACTTGACGGGTAATACTCCTGCCTCCAAGTCCTTCTCTATAAGCCTGATGAAAGCCAAAGCTATATCTTCGTTTTTACCACGCAACACCGCGCCGCGAAACCAGTTATGAACAGTGGCGCGAGAAACTTCTACCGCTTCAGCTACATACTTGGCTGGCAGGTTTGCTGCTACACACAGCTTCGCCATTCTGTAACCAATGCGGTAGGTGTCATCCACGCTATCTAGCTCACTCAAAAACTTCGTACTGTATGGCCGCGACATGGTTCTCCTTATGCTTTCTTAGTCCACTTTTTAATTACATCAGTAGCATCTGTTGCTTGTGCCGGAGCGCGTTTGGTTGATTCACGCACTGTCGGTTCTGCCACTGACACTTCTTCCCCTGTTTCTTTCTTCTTGTACACAGTCAGCTTGATCGCAGCTTCAGCAGCCGGAGTCTTACCCTGTGCGGCAACGGTGTCGTAGTCGTTGGGGTCAACTGCACCCGATGGGGAGAACAACACTTTAGGAAACTGCACCTTGGTATCGAACTGAACCTTAGTCACAACACGACCTTTCGACACGTTGTTGTTCGCAAGCATTCCTATATATGCTTTAAAAGGCCAGCGTCCATTCTCTTCCTTGCCAAAAGTCGATGCTGCCGGGACAACGAATTCCAATACGTCACCACTAGGGTCTTGCGGGAGGACGACAGCGGTACGCCATGACAGCTTGCATTTCGCACCAACACCCGAATCATTAGAACCTTTTGCGGAATTAGGGCAGACGTCGCAAGACGGAGCGCAGGGAGATTCAACATCAGCATCAGGCTTAACGGAATCGTTAGACCAGCAAACGGGTGATGCGACTTTTCCTTCTTCATATGTACCCTCGTAGCATTGACGCGACGCGCTGTGTGCCATCTTCACGAAGATAATGTTCATGTGACGGTCTTCGATAGCACCGACTTCCTTACCACCGACCATCTTACGGAACACACCGCCCTTGATTGAAAGGCGCTTAGTCTGATTACCACCACCGCCAGCTACCGCTGTGGTATCTTCATCAACACCCGTCTGAATCATCAGTGGGTTGTTTGCCAAAATGGTTGCGAGTTCTGTGCTCATAATTTTTCCTTAACTTAATTTAACTGTGGGCTTCTTAACTGTGATGGTAAATTCACGCATCACGTTCACACCGGGCGGTAAACCTTCATGATGCCGCTCAGACATGAATTCTTTAAAATTACTTTGGTGTAAATGTGCAGCGAACAATTCAACAGCGCCATGCTCAAGCACGAATTTGTTGAAGTTATCGCGGTCTGAACAAGTAAACCTTTCTGAAAGTTTTTTCATAATGGTGCCATGAGGGGTTCTGATACTGTCTGCCTTGATCTCATTGCACCCCGCCAACATCGCTTGCTCTAGTGTCGCCATCTCGGCTTTTAGTGCAGCGTCCTGCTCTTTAAATTCAGCCTCAATCTTTTCACGCTCGTTCCTAATAGTCAAGTAGGTTTTAACTAATTCTTCCATATCATTCATAGCTTCCCTCCATCTCCGACTTATACAAATCAACAAGTTTCTCGTGTGAATCAACTTTGCCTTGCAACATCTTGTACATCCTTCGTTCTACTTCCGAACCTTGTAGGTGAACCACTGTCATACGATTCTTCTGGCCCACGCGATCAATACGTGCAATGCACTGTATGTATGTTTCTACACTCATAACAGGAGACCAGAAAACGATAGTGTCGGCAGCAGTCAACGTAACACCGTGTGATGCTGCTTGAGGTTGAATAACTAACACTCGTGGGTCTGTCGCCGTTTGAAACCTATTGACTATGCGTTGCCGTTCGCCAGCAGATACCGCTCCGTTAATTATTTCATTGGTGACGCCATTCTCTGTTAAATGCCGTGAAACAAGTTCAATAGTGTGAGTGAACGGCACGAACACCAGCACCTTGTTGACTGTCTCCTCCAACACTTCGTCTAATGCTCTCAGCCGTGGTGCTATGTCGAACTCAATGACTTCCCTTGTGTCGGAGTACACTGCGCCACCTGACACTTGTAACAATTTACTAAGGCGCGCCGCTGCATTTACTGCACTTATCTGCTCACCGGCTGCTTCAACTAACATGTCTTCTTTCAGCACCTTGTAATACTTGGCAGCTTGCATGGTCAGTGGCACTTCTCGTGTCTGATACAACACTTCTGGCAAGTCAAGGCATTCGGCTTTGGAGAATCGAATTGCTGGTTGTAATGCGTCAAATACAGTTTGTCTAGCTATCGGTTTGGGAACCCATTTAAACCGCGTTAACTGATTCATAACCTTGTCCCGCCACGCTGTGCTGTACTTCGGAACCCTTTGTGGGGCAACCAAACGCGCTAAGCCGAACGCATCGAGCGGGGACTGCGATGCCGGTGTGCCAGTCAGCATCCATAATCGGGTCTCAGGTTTGATCAGCTTGGCAAGTAGCTTCCAGCGCACGGTGCTTGTGGACTTGTAAGCGTTGGCCTCGTCAACCACGATCAGATCAAAGTCGCCGTTTTTAATCTCTTCGTGCAGGATGCCGACTCCGTCATAGTTAGTGACGATAAAGTCGTACTCACCGTTTAATATTTTTTTACGTTTCGGGGCAGGGCCGTAAGCTACGCCTATGCTTCGGTGCATAGCTGTTTTGAACACGTCGGCTTGCCATGCGGAATACATGATTGTAATCGGACACACCACGAGCACACGCTTGATCAACCCCAAGGACATCAGATAGTCAGCCGCCCAGATGACTGATGAAGTCTTACCTGTACCCGCTTCGTTGAAACAGAACGCGCGCCGACGATTGGCTAGGAATGAGGCGGTAGTTTTCTGGTGGTCGAACGGCGTAAACAGACCCGGCCAGTTGTAGTCTCGGAGTATGGGTGAAGGGATGTTGTTATAGCTAAAGGAGTCAGCTAAGAAAGACGCTTCGTCGTTCCCCCAGTAAACGAGAAGCTCGGTCTCGTCATCGCCTCGGTCAAGAATCTCACTCTTCTTAACGTAATTTAGGATTTGATTCGCAACTTGATTGGGTGCGCGAAACTGTAGGGCAGCGTCGTCTACGACTGTAAACTTAATATCATTCAATTTTGCCTCACTGTAAAGTTAACGTGACCCCTTACGGGGGTTAGTCGGTTACATCCGTGTCAAGGAGTATTGCAAGAAAGGGTAGACACTAAATAACTGATGCGGTTAATGGGGGGAAACCCTTGCGGAAAAACCCCCGCCCACTCACACCTTACGGCAAACACCTTGTTGGTGGGCTACTTACTTCCGTGCGGAGTGAACTGACCAAAGTCTCCTGCCAGCACTTCCGTTTTCGCCCGTAGTCTTACTTCTTTCTTTCGCGCTTGCTTGTCTCTGACATTAACGCACCAGAGGCTGCTCGTTTGAAAGAACGATTCGCGGACGCTGACTGTATCATCACCCCGTCTTTATTGCTACCGCCTTTTGATAAAGCTTTCTTGTGCGCTATGTCTTTGCCTTCACGCTTGTCTGCTTTACCATTGCCGTTGGCATCCGTCCCCTTCTTGTCCATCGCTCGACGTGCGCGTTGACGCTCCATGCGGTCAGGGTGTTCACCCCGCGCCTTCTCTTGTTGGTATTCTTTATCATACGGCCTTGGTTTGTTTATGTATGGCATTTTTTGCTCCGTGTATCTCGTGATTATATACAGTCACAATCCTACCTCCCGCACCCTCTGGCATTATTACTTCTCTACAATGAAACCAACGCCGTGGGTGATTAGGGGAATTAAAGGTAGTTTTTGGGTCTCTCCACTCAAAACTATCTTTTACCAGCTTCATCATCGACTCCTATGATGCTCACACGTATTGACCGGACACCACCCACACAGTGGCGTAGGATTCATCTGCCACATGTCGTTCTCGTATGACACCTTCATGCGCTCAAGGTCACCATTAAAGCTATTCCACAACGCCGGAATTTGCCCACGGTGATAATCTTCTGTTATAAAGTTGTTGTGCATCACGAACATCAACCCCGCCTTGATCTTCTCTACCTGCGGGAAGTGCGCGTAAGTCATCAACGCCATCAGCCTTAACTGTTTTACATCAGGGTATCGGTCGCTGCCTGTCTTGTAGTCAACGATGAACGCTGTATCCCCTGAGATGATCATCAAGTCAACGATACCCCTTACCCAATACTCTTTAGAATGAAACTCGCAGGGTTGCTTGTTCTCATCTAGCGCCATTTGATGTTCAGGAAACCGTTCACCATCGATCTCCAACAGTGGGTCAACCAAGGGCGCAAACCTCTTGTAGTTGTGGGGTAACTCTGTACCGTCCTTCGCGTAGTTCTCCAACGCTTCATGGACGCTAGTGCCGTAAAGCATTTGTTGTGTCGGTTTGACTTCATAGTTTTTAAGTACCTTTACTTCGTGATACTGCTTTGGACAATTAATATATTGTTTGAGACCTGAGAACGACCACTTGATTGGCTGCATGGGATACCTTTATTTGTTAACACTCTCCATAACTATGCCCCCATTTTGCCTCACATGCAACCGGTAAACCTGTAGCCCAAGCCGGTGGAATGGACATCTTCTCAACGATGAATTCCATAGCTGTTTCACGCTCCGCCTCTGGAACCACGATCACCGCCGCGTCATGGACAGTCAGTGCGACTCGATACCTTTCATTAATAGCAAGCATCTGTTCGCCTACCACAATCCTAGCCAACGCTTGGACTACATTTTCAACTACTGCGCCGCCCCAGATACTGATCACACCCTTACGTGACTTGTACTTGTATTGGGACTTGGCTTCGCTCGTGTCATAGTGCAGCTTCGGATAGCGGATCATTAGCCCATTGGGTAGCTCAATACCCTCGCTGGTTACGCGCAACGCTTCGTGCAGCCCCAGATAAAACGGCTTGGACTTAGCATCCCAGTTGGCTAGTTCCGTCAACGCGTTGTCGCATTCCTTCCATAGCAAAATAATATTGTCGTTAACATCTCGATAAAGTTTTACTATGGACTGACACTCCTCGTCGGGTAGCGCAACGCTGATTGGCTGTGCTGTGCCTAGCGTGTGCTGTAACTTTTTCCAGCCAGTGCCATAGCCTAGTCCTAAGATGCAGGTCTTCCCAACGAAGCGTTCCTCTGCATCCTTCTTGGTTATGGTGCGACTGTAGACTTTGGAAGCAAAGATAGAATAGACATCTTCACCGCTGGCGAATTGCTGCACCACATCGTCTTGTCCTGCCAACCATGCCAGCACTCGTGCCTCGATCTGGGAGGAATCACAGTTAATGACCACCCATCCGTCAGGTGGGAGAACGGCATTCTTAAGGGTTTTCTTTTTCTTATCTCGACTAGGAAGGTTTTGGAAATTAACCTTGTCTGAACCAGACCATCGCCCAGTATGTGCACCGTAATATTTAAGGGGGATGGGCAGTAGCCCTCGATTTCGTTTTCCGGTGTCGATGAATCGTGTGATCCGAGACTCCTCCAGAGTTGACTTAGTACCAAGTCTGACTGCACACAATTGCTGGACAAGTGGATTCTCGTGTTCCGATAATGCAATAAATCCCTCGTCGTTCTTTGCCAGAGCGAATGTTTCTTTTCCTGTAACCGGGCTGATTTTTGTAGGAGGAACCACTGTGGGATCACCCAATCCTCTAAGAAGTTCTGCAAACTGCTTATTACTAGCCAGCTTCTTTCTAACAGCTTCTTCATCCTCGCACTCCAGTTTTACTTTCAGGGTTGCCAGCAGGTCATTCTTCTCTTTCTTCAAGTCTTCCAAGCGCTGAACTAGCAGCGCATCGTCCACTGTGAAGACAGGCTCAAGAAACATGCGCAGCGTCATATCTACAAGTTTTATCTCATCGCCGGGAAAGTGCGGGGCCATCATGTGAAACAACTTGTAAGTGAGTTCTACATCATTCTTGCAGTACTCACCGTAACGCGCCAACTCTACGGGTGTGAAGTCTGCCCTGCGCTTGCCCAAAGCATTGTTTACCTCATCGCCCTTCACACCAATCTTGTAACGCTCAGCCAACGCGCCGAGACTTCCACCTGCATCCACACCATGAAGCGCACGAGCCATGCACAGTGTGTCTAAATAAAAAGCGGGGTGGATACCGAATCGCCAAGCAAGTATCGCCCCGTCGAAAAGGGTGTTGTGACAGAGCAGGGCGGCGTCCGACCAGTCTGTCACTTCCGTCAGATGTTTCTTTATCTCTTCATGTGTACCTGAAACCCAGTACGCCGGTGCGTCATCGATCTTGATGCCCACACCAATCTCCTCAAACTGCTTGTCGCGGATGTATTCCTCAGTGGTCAGGTTCTTGAACCCAAACCCTGTGGCGTAGTAGGTTTCCCAGTCAAGGGTGACTAAGCTCATTAGAGTTCTCTCGCTTTCATCATTGCGTCTGCTATTTTGTACGCACGTTCCGCTCCGCTTTTATCATCTGCATCCGCGTTCTTGTTGTATATAACCCCTTTGTTAGCCAACATCCCTTGCATTGCCTTCGCTGCAAAGTAATCGCGCAAGTCCATGCCCTGTTGGTTTGATACGTTTGGAAATGCTTTCATGTTTAACTCCCTACTCGTTGGTCTGGTGGTAATGTGGATTGGTAATCGTCCCACGTTTCTTCTAATAACATTGCTGCTTTCATCAGCATAGAAACTAACGCTTCATGCCTGTCTTCGTCCAGTCCCTCGGCGTACCCGCGCAACCTGTACGCCATCGTGTAACACTGTAATTTTCTTGCGTCGATCATAAGTCCTCCACTTTTATCAAGTCCACATACGCCCCGTCTTTATGAACGAACCGCACTCCAATAAGATTATCTTTACCGTCGTAGTAACAGCAGAGTATGTTGTCATCAACCCACGGCGCTTTGCAATGTAGCGTGGTTGCCTTGCGTTCCGGCATCGCGTAACTAACTGTCCACTGAACTCGCGGGTTATGCGGCTCTCGCTGGTAGTCATATAGTTTTACGTCAGGCACTGTTCTTCTCCTTAAGCTTGGCTTCGATGGCACGGGCAAAATAAACGTCAGTCAAATCCCCATCATCGCCATACGATTGCCTATACTCCTCTAAAATTTCATCATCCGTCAGCCCAACCCACGCGCGTTCAGTGCACTTGACGCAGTACAGCGCCCAACCGTCCGATGATTTCTTGCCGCATTCGGCGCAGCCTTCTTCGCGCTGTGGCTTTCCAAAGCCAGCTTTTGAAAAGTCCGGCTGTTCAGGCTGTTTATTCAGTGTGTTTATCACTCGCTGTATCAGCGCGTTTGCTATCTCAGGTTTCTCCATCGCCGTGGTCAATATCTCAACCAGCCTTTTATTTGTGACAGTCATAACTTATGCCCCCTCATCTGTCTGCATCGTGCCCTGTCCTCTGCGCTAAAGTCTGGGCTTATCTCAGCTACCCCGCACATTGGATACGGCTCCATTGAAATAACTTTTGCGCCATAGTACAAACTGAACACGGCAATCGCTACGTAGAACGCCACGGCTACGATCTCAGGCGGCTTCATTTCTACCTTTAAAGTTGTCGTAGTAAATTTCGCTTCGCCAGAGAGTGACGCTTGGCATGTGATTATGTGATTTGGACGGCTCCACTTTTTTAATTGGAGTAATCCATCCAATACTCCTCAAAGCTTTTACTCCGGATACCCATACATTTGGGTGCAAGGTCAATGGTCTACGTAG